CAACCTCCTTTGGTTTCATAAGTGGTTTTCTTTGCTCTGGAGTTGTTCCACCCCAGAAACCTTCTGTCTCTTGATTTTCGATGGCAAATGTCCGGCAAGCAGTTATGTGAATGCAACTGTTGCAAAGCTCTAATAAGCGCGGAAGGCGCTGGGTCAATTCTACCTGAGAATCAGGAAAGAAAAAGTCTAGGTTGTCCTTGTCTACGCACTTTGCCTCTGGAAATGAAGGCGCATTCATAAGCGCCAGCAGTGTCATCGTGGATCTCCGTATCCGGCATCGCGAAGCAAATCCATCATCATTGCCATCGGCATAATGCCCCACCATTGACCAACTTTGTCAGGGGTCATGCCCACGCCATTAGGCTTGACAACTAGGATGCCGAAATCAGCTTTGGCATTCTTGCGTTCAATTTCAGTTTCCTTCAACCAAGCAGGGATTTTGTAGGTGGCATGATTTTTGACTTCCATGCAAAGCGATGGAATGCCAGTGATGTCACCTTGATCATTCGAACCAGTCAGCGCCCGTCTTTCTGCTCCAGGAAAGCCCTGCCCCAACAGAAATTTGACGAGCGCTGACTCGGCCGCGGTTCCCTTTTGCTTGGCTTTACTCATTACTTCCCAGCAGAAGGATTGCGATTGGATCGGCAATCGCAAGATATAACTGATCGCAAATGCTCTGATTCTTGAAAAGCAACTTTCAAATCCGCTTCAAGTTGCTTGATCTTGTCTTGACCTTGGTTCCAATAAACGAAACCGCCAATTAGGTAACTGAAAATCGCAACGCTTCCAGCTGCGAGAAGCCAAGCAAATGTTGTTGGTGACATATCAAATCCCATCTCTATTTTCTCCCCATTTTGGTTTGGAAATTGTGCCAATCTTTAACTTCTTGAAAATCGTCATTCTTATTGAGTTCGCTATCTAGCCAAAGGATTGAGACTAAAACACCAACAACCATTGCAACGCCAATGAGAATGTTCATTAGAACTCCCAATTGCAAAGCACAACATAAGGATCCATTGCATCTGCGTTGTCAATGAGGATTTGAAATGGTGCATCAACTGAAGTGAGATAGGTGCGGAAAACCATTGCGGTTATCCAATCAGGTAGCCAATAAGCATTGACGAAATTGTGATTGACTTCTCCACCTTTGACAGTTTCGAAGCGGTCAATCTGAGTCGCAAATTCTGCATCCCATTTCATGCTGACTGTGTAAAGGAATGAAAGATCCTCAATGGTGATTTCCAATGGAGTTGGCATTATGCACTCGCCTTATTGATGAGTTTCACTTGAGAAAACTTTACGCCATGTTCTTTTGCATAATTTCTCTTTACTTCATTGACTGCAATTTTGCGATGCTTGATTGCAATCTGTTGTTGCAAAAAATTGATTGCATTAATAAGTTGTTGAGCAGTTTTTTCATCGTCAGTTTCATAAGAACCCAACCAATCTGCTGCAAATGCTAGATCATCAATTGAAGCTGGTTGTGGTTGTAAATCAATATCTTCTACCACCAAAATATTGTTTGCCATTGTCTTGCCTCTCGCCTTGGTGAAGGATCCTTGTTCCTTCTCTTAGGATTAACGATAGCACCGACAAGTCAAGTCAGGAAGCATTTCAGCTGATATCTGCGTGTCGTGATTTGCCCCACAATAGCGAAAAGACCCCCACCGCCGAAGCAGTAGGGGTCTTTTCTATTTTGTTGGCGAGCTAAGGCGAGTTTCAGCTCAAGCCAGCAAAAGCGCGTTGGATGCCTTCGTAGAGGCTGATCTTTGGAGTGTAGAAGGTTTCCATTAGGGTCGGGTTTCCTACCCTGTAATGGACTCCTGTGGGCTCTGAGGGCAGGTGCTTGATCGTTGGCTGGTAGCCAGCAAAACTTGCCACGATCTCGGCTAAGTCGTTGAATGAGGTGGGAATTCCTGTGCAAAGGTTGGCGGTTTCGATACCAGCAAGGCAGCCAGCCTCAGCGCCTTCAACAACATCTGCGATGTGGATGAAGTCGCGCACCTGCTCGCCATTGCCCCAAATCTCAAATGGGTCAGCCTTATCTAAGCCTCGTTTGATGAAGCTAGGGAATGGGTAATCCAAAGCCTGATCAGTGCCATAGCCTGAAAATGGGCGATAAACATGGACAGTCAATCCTGCTCGCCTTGCATGAGTTGCCAACATTTCGCCAGTCAACTTTGCCCAGCCATAGGTCATGTCAGGGGTAGCAATTGAGTCAAGATTTATATCGGACTCTTTGAGATTGTAAGCGCCAAAATCATTGGCTTGAAGTTCAATCGGATAAGCGGCAGATGATGAGAAGTAAGTGATGCAACCTGGTTGGGTACGCATTGCCCATGAGAACATCTCGGCATCAATTGAAAGATCAACTGCCAGCGATAGTGGCTCGCCTTCGATCAACTTGCGACCACCGACAACAGCTGCCAAATGGATCACCTTGTCAAAGTAGGTGTTGTCCTTGCGAAAGAAATCGCGAGCATCCATAGGCAAGGAATTAGCAATGTCAATGCCAACAACTTGCCAACCAAGTGCCTTGAATCGTTTTTCAAAATGTCGGCCTACGAAACCAGCGTTGCCGGTGATTAAGACTTTCATGCCAGTAGCTTCTCGACAAGTGATCGATAAGCATCGCTGGCGATGTATTCGTCAAATGCCTTTTTGTCAGCTGAATAAACTTCCTCGGCATTAACATCGGCATATCCTTGATCCCATTGCGCTTTGCCGACAATTGGGTGGAGATGTTCAATGACTACTTCCGAAAGGTAACTAAAGGTTCCCAAGTCCTTGCCAAGTTTCATCCAGAAATTGTCCAGATACAAGTGGATCATTCCTTGCGGAACCATGCCGCCAAGGGCATTGACAATATCGCCACTCATAGCAACGGCAGTCGGCAACGCCTCGCCTTGAAACAAGTCATTGCCATAGACCAAGCCAGTGCCTAATTCATCTAAAGCGTTGATGAAATGGAGATCCCAATTCTTTGTGCGCGGTCTGTGATCATCGCCAAGGAATGCAAAATGGCGGTATTTATGAGCAAAATGTCGGGCGGCAAAGTTCAGTGGCTTGGCCATGCCTTTGCCATTCTTTTCAACAACCATGACATCGCAACCAAGGGCTAAGTAGGCATCCATCTGCGGTTCATCGTCATCGACTATGACAATCAAGTCCGACTCGGTTTCCGTTTCGTCAAATGACTTGATCAGCTCGGCGATGTTTTGTGGCCGATTACGGCTTGGAACAAGAACAACTAGATTTCTCAATGTTTTCCCCTTTGTTAACGATTTCCCCTGCAATTGCTAAATAAGCAGCCCCATCAATGAAGGAATCATCAAGTGGGTTGTAAGCCAATCTAGCAAGTTTCAAACCTGCCATGCAAAGAGCGACCTGATACGGCTCAATCTCTTGGTGAAGGACAACTGACCAAATCTTTGCGATTCGCAAATGATTCTCAAATGGATCTCCATTTTGATCATTGCGATCACCCATTGTCAGGCGAATTGCCTCTTTAAGTATTTCATCCCTGTCCATCTTGCTACCACTTCCAAACTTTGCCATCAACGGTAAATGAGTTATTGACAATTGGAACTAACTGAGGCATGACGGTTGTTCCGTCAACATGAAGCAAGCCAAAGCCTTTGTTCCAGGTAAATAACCCTGCCTTAATATAGCGAGCAAATTTGTAATCCATGAGATTTCCGACTTCCATTCCCCAAATGGTTTTTGTCTTGCCAGTCCAACCTTGAGTGTGGTGAGTCAAGCCCATGCGATGCGTGTGGCCGCAAACAACGCTCATGCCTGAGCGTTTTGCTAAGCCCAACGCGGTAGCACCGGCGGTTGGCTGGACATTGCCTTCGTCTCCATGCATCAGCAACCAGTTAGGAGCCAGTTCATAAGGCTCATGGTGATAGGTGATGCCAAGGCTGTCTAGTTTGAGAAACTTCTCAATCTCAAGCTCTGGCAATCCGAGAAAGCCTGGAGCCTTGGACTTGATCTTGTTGTAAAGTCGATCAGAGTGATTGCTTCGGACAATATGGTCAACCTGTAATTCGGCAAGTAGGTCAACGGTAATGTCGCGATGTTTGCCTAAATCTCGCTGCCATTCGCCTTCGCCGCCTTCCTCCCAACGCGAAATCTGTGGGAGATCAATTTCATCTCCGACTGATACCACGCTGCTTGGGCGGTAATACTTGATGAATTTGGCAACTGCCTTGGTAGCTGCAACATCATGGTAAGGACTTTGTAAATCTGAAATGACAACAATGGATTTCATAGGATAAACCGTTTCCCCTGCGTTGTTAGATTAAACCTTTTTCTTGGTCTTTTTTTCTAATTCAACATTGACTTCCTGTTCGGCAATCTTTAGCAAATTCATTGTAAATGGATCTTTTGGATTGCCTTGTCGGATAACAAGGGCAAGCAAACCTGAGCAGAATGAAAGAACTTTCACTGTTGTTGATGCATTCATTGCTAGAGCAGTGATTGCAATTGGCAGGGTAACAGTTCCATAAGTTAAAACTAGCGATTGAACCTTCTTGGCATCTATTTTCATTTGATCTCCTGATTGATTTATTTGAGGTTTAACTTGGCAATCCGAGCTTTAACTTGCTCAGGTGTTTCAATGATTTCGTAGTGCATTTCATCTTTGCGGCCTTTGTAATCGCCACCCCAACGCAATCCATACTTCTTGATCAAGGCATGGATAACTGCAACCTTCTCAACTGTAAAAGTGCCTTCCTTGCCAAGAATATGATGGGCGGCGTTGATGTCAATGGCTGTGCCGGATGAATGGTTGGACAACTCTGTTGTCTGACCTCGAACTGGGCGGTAGGCGTAGCCCCAGTCATCTAAAGTGCCTTTGTCAATAGGTTCAACGCTGGCGTGGAATTCGGCAGCGAATGAGGCAAGAATTAAGCCAACCCCCGAAGCGCATCGCAATTTGATGGCAGTGCCAGCGACAGGAAATGCCTTGATGCCAATCGCGTTGGGATCGGCGCTTGCTGGCCTGCCATTCTGCGACTTCATTCGGCTTTCCTGGCTCTAGGCTTGCTTTCGGCTTTTGCCTTCATAACTTCAACATCAATCTTGATCAAATTTTGATTCTCAATGAGTTGATCAACTTTATTGATTAAGCCAGTCTGTCCATCGTTATAGAGGGCATATTCAATGCGAGAGAGCTTGTCCTTGAGTTCGTCTGTGTATTTGGCAATTGTGTGCCTAGCAATCATGGCAATTCCAGCCATAACAGCTGCACCAACGAAAAAGTAAGAATAGATAATTGTTGCGATGTCTGAACTCATTTGCTTAAAATCAAAACTTTCACAATAGTTGAACCGGCTGAAGTGCAAGCATAAATTGCTGATTCGTGAGTTGAAAGAACTAACTTGTCACCTGAATCCATTTGGTAGCCAGTTGTCGGAGTGACATCAGAGCCGCCAAGGAAACAAGTTCCTGATGAACTGTGCAGATAGACATTTGTTGCACCGTTACCAATAAAAACTTGAGTTGGTGTTGTAGTAACTGTGTAGTTTGCAGATGAAACCGCCATTTGACTCTCCTAGCGTAAGCCCCTGAAGTTTTGGTTAGTTTGAATCTGTTGGTTGAACTGTGTGTGCTTCGTTGGTACAAATCCATTCGTAGGTTGCTTCGTCTAGTACCGCTTCATCGTGGCACTTTGGCGCATAGAAAACATCTCGCGCAACATCATAGAAATCACCAATGCCGGCAAACTTGTTTCTAATTTTTCCGTTGTAGCTGGTCTGAATCCAAGTACCACCAAGGCCAAGAGTATTGGCTAGGAAATCAGCGCCTTCGGCTTCTAGTGAATTATCTACCACTAAAACGCGAAGCACTGTGTTATTGCTATCTATTTCTGCAAAGTGTGCCATTAGAAAGTTATGCTCCCACTTCCTGTGAATTTGTAGATTTTGTAAC